CTCTGCACATTCAGGTATACCTGTTGATACCTGTAGCAGAGAAGGTGCTCATATACTTCGATGTATTCCTCTAGACAACTACCAACAATATCATTATATTCTCTCATATACTTGTAACCACATTGGTGGTCAAGCATGAAATCTTCAGTTGCCAGGCAAGTATCTTTGCGCTTATGTGGTCCTGGTTTATCTCCCCAAGTGCCATGCCTTTTAAATGTAGACCCGCACTTGTCTTGATACCTCCAGTATTCAATCAGATCATCAGTATCATAATCAGTATGCCACATCCCAATAAATTGGTCTGAGCTAATCATCTCAATTTTTGCCATAGAGCATCATACTATTTCAAGTATTTAGACAAAGAAAAAGGGGGTCCGAAGACCCCCTGCGACTTCCTTCACACGGAAGGTTATTATACCATGATCACATGAGGTTAGCAACCTGCACGCGACGATAGTAACGGTTGGTGTTAGCGGTAAGAGCGCCGCTGCCTTGGGTAAGACCCTGAGCGAAGGGGTTAGAAACCATTCCGTAACGAGTCTTGAAGCCGATCTTGGGCTGGAAGGTGTTAGGATTGATTGCTCTGACCTGCTGGAGGGGGACATAAGGGCAGTAGAAGAGACCTGCGTCATAGGGGCTGGTGCCCTTATAACCTGCAACGTAGTAGTGCTTGTCGCTTACGTTTGCAGAGTAGGGATCAACATAGACCTTGATGCGACCGTTGAGGGTGCCGACCAGGGTGCTGGAGTTGTCATCGGGGACGAGACCGTTGTTACCAGCAAGAGCAGGGGTGTAGTCAAGGACGCCTGCCATACCGAGAGCAGAGACGACATCAGCAGAAGCGATCAGGATGTTGCCCTTCCCGCGACGAGTCTGATGACCGATTGCGTTTGCATCTCTTTCGATTTGGAAGAGAAGACCCTTGAATTTCTCAACAGACCAGCGACCGTTGGAGTCAACGTCGAGGTCGAAGATACCTGCGTTAGCGGTGTTGTTTTGAGCACCTGCAACAGCGTTGGTGTAGATGGTTCTAACAACTTCTCTGTTGATCTCAGCGAGGATCTCAGTAGAGAGGATGTTAGCGAGCTCTTGCTCAGCATCCAGACCATGGATCGCCTTGAGGTCTTGTGCCATCTCGATGCTGTATTCTGCCTTCAGGGCGCGAGCGCGTGCTGTGACAGTTACTTTCTCGATCGAGAATCCCATCTCGCGGAACTCGCTACCAGAAGTAGCATCGTCCAGACCTTCGACGGTTGCTGTGGTCATGCCAGTTGCATCACCAGTCTGCTCATAAGTGCCAGCGGGGCTGTCATTGAGGAGACCAGGGTTGGTGCCTTCAGCGTCGTTGTTAGCAGAGCTAGAAGCGCCAGGATCGTAGGAGGTGCCTGCACCACCAGAGAAGCCAGCGTTGGGCTCGTTGAAGAATGCCTCGTCGTAACCAGAAGCAGCGGGGTTGCGCTCGCTACCATAGTTGGTACGCATTGCGAAGATAAGGCCAGTGGGACCAGTCATGGGCTGGACGCCAGCGATATCATAAGCAATCAGTTGGGGCATGGAGCGTCTGATCAGGGAGATCAGAACGGGGTCGAAACCAGCAACAGGACCAGTGTCTGCGCTAGCTTGTGTGTAACCTGTGGTTTGAAGAGTCTCGGTGAGGATCTTGCCTTCCTCAGCGATTGCTCTCTCTTGGTTTTCAAGAAGTTGTGCGACTACGCCTTTCTTATAGGAGTCTTGAATCTTTTCGCAAGATTCGTGCTCTAGAACGGGTGCCCACTTTTCTTGTAAGGATGCGAATGCCATTTTTTGGTTTTCTCCGTTTTAAAAAAAGTAGTTTTTACGAATAATCATTTAGACCACATCTTAAGTGCGTCTACGTACTTCGACATAGACTGAGATGTAGTTTCTTCTACAAGGGGCTCACCTCCGTTATCCTCGGTAGGATCGGTTGCCTCAGCAACTACCTTGCGAGTGAAGTAAGATTCCTTGATGGTTTCGATCTTCTTACGAAAATCTTCTTCAGTTTCAAACTCAACACCCTCTGCGAGAGAAGCGAGCTTCTCCTTCTGGGTCTCTGCGAGACCTGCAGCGCACTCGTTCACAATTTCCATTTTAGTATAATGTCCAATTCTCTTATTGAGTTGGACGTTGGCGTCGATTTGCTCGTTGAGTTTAGCTTCCATCTCATCAAGCTCTCCAACCATGCCGTCAAGCAGGTTGAATTTCTCTTCGGGCACACTCATATTGTGCTCAATAAAGAGATCTTTTAGGCCGTTGAAGAAAGATTCGGAAATCTCATTCTTGAGACCGTGCTCGATCTGGAGTTGATTTTCCTTCATCCAGGTCTCAGCAACATATGAGAGATAGTCATCTACCTTCTCGGCCAATTCTGTTTTGATGCTCTCTACCTCTTCGGTAAGAGTAGCTTCAAATGCTTCTTGGATCTGAGCGACCTCAGCATTAACCTTCTCAGTTACTACTGCTTCAAAGATCGTTACTGCACGTTCTTTGAATTCTTCTGAGAGGTCTTCACCAGCGACAAGAGCGTCAACATCTTGAGTAAAGTCGTACTTGGTTTCAGCGATTGTCTCTTCTTCGCCATCTTCTACGTCCTCCATTTTAGCGGATGCAGCAGAGGGCTTAGTGGTGTGACCACCATCGCCAACGTGCTTGACTGTACCAGCTGCAGAAGCGCCAGCATTCTTGGTGCCTTTTGCACCTTCCATCGAATCAGTGTCAACACTGATTACTTTCTTGGCACCACCTTTCGAGGTGTCCATTTTTTCGCCAGGCTTTGCATCCTTGGTGACTGCGTTAGAGCCTTCGCTCACTTCTTCCATTGAATCAAGCTCTTTGTCGAGGGTCTCAGACATTTGATAATCTCCGTTAAGCATTTGTTTGTCTATGTTTATTTATAAATTACAAACTCTTCAAAAACTGCTCAAACGCGGAAATTTTGCGCTCTTGCAAGTTGATTAGAGTTGCGTGGTCTATTTCGTCCTTGATCTCAGCGACCGCAGACTCTTTCAGGATTCCATTATCCCAAACCCACTCTTTACCTTCCATAATTCCATCGACAAATGCGTCAGGAGCAGAAGGATCTGCAACAATATCAGCAGCAGTGGCAAGCATAAAGTCATCTGCAACAACGTTGCAACCCTCTTTTTTAATGAGGGATCCCATGCCTCTGGAGGAGACACCTAACTTTACGCCTTCATCTAGCAAATTCTTGGCGATCTTACCCATAGGGGTTTCCAAGATTTGTGCTTTACCGATGAAGTTATTGCCTTCCTGTTTAAGGGAAACGATTCTATGAGAAACGCGATCTAGGTTAATTGAGGGACCATCGGGGTGACCCAACTCACCAAGAGCACGTCCTTTTTGAATGTAACTCTCATCATATTTAGCAACTTCTCTAGCAAGAGTCTTGACAGGATACATTCTCCCATTACGGTTTTTTACTTCCGCTTGTAGGAATACACCTTCAATAAATTGACGTTTCTTACCATCAACTTCTTCGGTGAGAAAATCTACCTGTGCTACTTCTTCACTGATCAGTTTCATCTGTTGTTTCCTCTTCTGTATCTGGGGTTTCTTCGGTTTCAACTTCTGCCGTAGGATCTTCAGGGGGATCTTCGGGCAATCTTCCATCAACTTCAACATCTTCAGGTGCTTCAGTGCCATCGGGTAGAGCGGCGGCAACAGCATCGGCAGCATCTTGACCAGTGTCATCGAGATTAAATCCCATAGATGCAGCAAACTCAAGTTTTTTTGCTTGAATCAAATCCATAGTCTTAGAGGCAAGAGCATCATTTACAGAATCCATAGCGTCCTGCTTGGAGTCACCAAAGATCTTATCAACGATCTCTTGCGCGATATCGGAAGGCATAATAAATCCTAATTATATAGAGTTATTTATCAATTTAAATTTCGCCCTGTTGCATCTCCGCTTCATCAGGACCTTCTACTGCTGGTGCTGCTCCTTCTTCAGGGGACATTTCACCGCCAGCAGCCATAGCGGGATCCATTTGCGCTGCTGGATCAAGTACAAGACCTGCGGCAATCTCATCTTTAATTTGTTTGTCAATTTCTTTGATTTCACTATCAGTTTGCTTGAGCACTTGACGACGCATATACTCTAGCGAGAAATACTTGCCGACGAATGGATCCATTGTAGCAACTTGATTCATTCTTTCATTGCGGATTTCAATCTCCTTCAATTCAGTGAAGTAGTTATCAGCAATGAAATCAAATTGAATATGCTCCTTCATTTCATCCCATTCTTCAAGGGAGCAAATACCCTTGAGGACGAGTTGAGTTTTCAGCAGATCTACAAACAATTCTGAGAAACGCTTACGAAGACGAGCAACAAATTTCTGAAACTTAACTTCATCGCGAGTGATCTCTGCTGCGCGACCGATGTTAAATGTAGTTTCTGTTTCTAGACGAGACGAGGGGACGTTGAGTGCCTTGTACAGTTTCTTTTGGAAATACTTAACGTCTTCCAATTCACCTAGGTTTTGTCCACCAGGAAGAGTTGTGATTTCTGTACCTCTACCACCTTCACGACGAGGAAGCCAGAAGTCTTCCAACATGGACATAAACTTCTTGTCGTCTTTGATCTCGCCAGTGTTGGCATCGTATACTAGTTTATTACGATAGCGACCCATGACTTCGCGCAGATATTGCTCTGCTTTATTCTTGGGAAGATTACCAACGTCAATGTAGAAAATTCTACGCTCGGGTGCTCTACTCAAACGGTAGATAACCAGAGAGTCTTCAATCATACGGAGTTGGTTTACCGCCTTGATTGCTTTGTGAAGATGAGACAGCACCATGTTTTTGTTGAGATCCATGATGCCAGAGTGGCAATAGCAAATAGAATCTGGAGCAATTTTCATGCCCTGATTGGTTGAAGCATTCTTCAAACCTTTAGGATCAAACACGAAATAGTCTGCTGCCTTTGAGGTCAATGCCTCATTGACATTCATATTGCGTAGTTGCTCAGGACGCTTTTGCTCACGCTCACTAACCTTGCGAATCTTGCGAGGGTCAATATAGCGCAAATCGACCAGACCCGCACTAGGGTTTTGTGGATCGATTACCTTATGATAAAAAAGTCTCCCGTCTACATACCAGCGACGGAAGATCTCATACGAGCGATTCTCAAAATCAAGAAGACGAAGGATCTCATCAAACTCTTCTCTAATGAGTTTCTTGATTTTTTCAGATTGCTTTAAGTTGGATAATTCTACTGCGACAGGAACGTCGTCAAAATTACCACAAATAGTTTCGTTGACAATATCATCAACTGCACTATCACATTCTGGTTGCAAAACCATCTCTCTATATCTAGAGATTAGCTCATACTCGTTACGTACTGCGCCGTCCATATCTACGGTATAACCGTAGTAACCGCCGCCTGTAACTGGAAGTGAGCCGTCTAGGTTATCCTTTTGCACGAAAGAAGGCCCCTTGGGGACCTTCTTTGCACGCTCCAGTGAAAAACCAAAAATCTGTGATGCCATTATATTAGTAACGTAATCCCTGGACTATTTAGGTAGTTTCAGATCAGGGGTTGCCAGTCTGAGAAACGGGTGCCCAGTATTGGACCTGAAGCTCAACGGTGAATTCTTCAATTGCATCGTTGTTGCCGTAATCCAGATCAATAGCAGATACGCTGCTGGGGAATACGTTGTAGAATCTGTAGGACTTGAGCACTTGAGGTGCATCCGAATCCTGCAGGTCACGGGACAACTGGTGGACGCTCATGTCAGCGAAGTAACCAGTCGAGTCAGAAGCATCACCGAGAGTGCCAGCAGCAGTGAAGTTTTCGTTTGCTGCTTGAATGCTGTTTGCCCACAATTCAAATGCGTTACGCAGAGTGAATTTGGTATCATTCATGATGGTGATTGTCCAAGGTTCGAAGGTGCGGTCACCTGCGATCTTGAGGACACGACCTCTGAAAGGTACTTCGATAACACCGATCTGAGAAGCGGGAAGGTTTGCTGCTCTAACAGTAAACTTACCCAGGTTGGTCAGGGATGCGTCGTTGATAATCCCAGTGGGAAATGCCAGGTCTACCTGGAATAGATTA